CGTCTGCGGCTGCGCGGTGCAGCTCGGCCGCTTGATCTTGGATGATCGTGGCCGCCTTCTCGCAGAATTTGAACAGCGCCATGATGTTCACTACGCGGTGCGGATTGTTGAGATTGCGCACCAGTTCCTTTGTGTCGTCGTCGAGCATGTGATCCTCCAAAATATGTCACTTGGAGACCCTATAACATTTTTTGCACAATGTGAACATTTAGTGCTTGCAATGCTTAGATGTTAACATTAGTTTAACATTATAGACAGAAACAAAGGAGAACGGACATGACAATCGCAGCAATCGCTTACGGCTCAACAATCCGCGCATATGACTTTCAGCCAATGCCAGACCGCCCTGACCAATTCATCGAGGGCGTCGTTGTTGACGCAGGTATGATCAAACACCCCGAGCTTGGCCACAATATGTTCAGCGGCTACACGATCCAAATCACGGGCGCTGCCCGCGCAGACGATCCGCGCATTGGAGATATTGGCTATGTCCCGTTTAAAACTGATTTCATGGATTTCGATGGCCGCATCGAAAAGATTTAACCCAACCGGGGGCTACGGCCCCCATCAACCCAGAAGGAGAGCATCATGCTCAAAGAAATCACAACAACATTCACTGGCGATCATCACGCATTCGCCGTCCTGACTGACACCTACGAGCAGGCATATGTGCCCAACTCGGTCGTGTCGGCGATCAAGCTGGAAGTCGGCCGCACATACCGCGCCGGCGTTGTGGAAAACCGCCACGACCCGAAGGGCCAAACGCCGTGGTTCGTCACGTTCATCGAGGGCGCCGACTTTTCGACCAACAAAAATAGCGTATTCTCACCCCTAGTCGATTTGTTCGATGCGGAGCCCGAGGCAATCGAGCCGGTCAAGACGCTGACCGAGCTGGTGCACGAGGCAATCCCCTTAATGAACGGCGAGCCGTTTCTGGCCGCAGATCTAATGGAGCACACCGGCGCGGACATCAACGAGATCGGAACAATTCTTTACAACCTGCACCGCTACGGTAGAATTGCCGCCGCTAAGGTCTACAAGTCTGGCGAGCAGGTGCGGTCGACGCAAAACGTCTGGTGCGAAGACGTCAAGCGGCTGCTCAAATGATGCCGACGAAGCAAGACTGGGCGATCCTGATCGCTTGGACTACACTGTGCGGGCTGCTAGTCGCCTGCACAGTGGCCACCCATTCCGAAGAACCAATGCGCCCGAAGGCGCGGCCAACAAACTGGGAGATCACCAATGGCTAAAATAACCCGCGCTGAAGTCTTGGACACGGCCAAGGAATATGTGACCAAGGACCGCGCTGCCGACCATGGCGATATGGAAGACAACTTCAAGACCATTGCCATTTATTGGAGCGTGCACCTTGGCGTCGAGGTGCTGCCCGTCGACGTAGGGGTGATGATGATGCTGCTGAAGGCGGCTCGCGCTAAATCAAACCCGCAACACGTCGATAATTATGTGGACGCGGCCGGATACGCCGCCTGCGCCGCGGAGTGCGCCACATGATGGATGAATGGATCTGGACGGACCCGAAACGGCTGGCGTGCCCAGAGTGCCATGGGGAGGGCACTCTGGAGGAGACCAGCTTCCTGATGCAGTCATCAACCCGAGACATCGGGGAGCCGGTGATCGAAACCGTGTTGTGCGAATATTGTGGCGGTCTGGGAGAAGTGGACCCGCCAGAGGACGAGGAGGACGACGATGCCGAGCCCATATGATCGTCAGGAGATGGTGCGGCGCATCCGCGAGTGTGCGGAAGACGGCCTGTGTAATATCGAGATCGCTCGATACCTGAACGTCTCGCCATCGACTGTGCACAGCGCAGCGCGCGAGTTTAGCATTGATGTAGTGAAGAGGAATGGTGGTCATGGACGAAAGAGTAGACAAATTGTTGAGCCGGATCGAGCGGGTGACGTCGGTCTTGATGGAACGCAGCAAATTGCGCGGCCAGCCATACGTCCAGCAGACGGCGGAGGAGTTATCGTCGTTGCTCGAGGCGCTGAGGCGAGCTTTAAAGGATCAAGAGCATTGACGCCGCACCAGCGGCTGGTCCAAAAGCTGAAGGGCGTGACGTGTCTGAAAGAGGCGCGTGAGATCAAGTATGGCCACGACTTGTTCGAGTTTGAGAAGCGCATGTATATGGAGCAGCCCGAGAAGCGCGGGCCTCTCCCTGCGATGGTCCGGCGCTCATTCAAGGACACGCACAAGAAGGCGGCGCGCGAGGCTGAGGAGCGCGCAGAACGCGTTGTGAGCCAGATAGAGCGTCTGATGGACATGGTGGACGATGATCTCATCTTCACGTCCACAGAGGCCGCTGAGATGTTAGAAGACAGCATCCCGCGCGTTGCGTCATATCTCAAGCGAATGTGGGAGAAGGGAATGGTCTACAGGCACCGCGAGTTTATTCGGGTCGATGGCATGGCGAAAAAACAGTGGCGGTGGCTGTTCTGTAAAACGCCATTCACTTTTGACAAATATTTCGAGGATGATGAACAATGAAATACGGCTCAGTTTGCTCTGGCGTTGAAGCCGCCACCGCCGCATGGCATCCACTTGGATGGGAGCCGCAGTGGTTTAGTGAGATAGAAAAGTTCCCAAGCGCCGTGCTGGCGCATCATTACCCAGATGTCCCTAACCTTGGCGACATGACACAATTTAAGGAGTGGCCCATTGACAGATCAATTGACCTTTTGGTCGGAGGAACCCCCTGCCAAAGTTTTTCAGTCGCAGGACTTCGCAAGGGACTTGATGACCCAAGGGGAAATCTCATGCTCACCTATCTTGCCATTGCTGCACAATATCAGCCCAAGTGGCTGGTTTGGGAGAACGTCCCCGGCGTCTTGTCTAGCCAACGAGGACGGGATTTTGGAACCTTCCTCGGGGCGTTGGGCCAGCTCGGGTATGGGTTCGCCTACAGAGTGCTTGACGCTCAATACTTCGGAGTGGCCCAGCGCCGCCGCCGTGTGTTTGTTGTCGGATACCTTGGAGACTGGCGACGTGCCGCAGCGGTTTTATTTGAGCGCGAAAGCCTGTCAGGGCATTCTGCGCCGAGCCGAGAAGCGGGGCAAAAAGCTGCCCCCACAGTTACACAAGGCGCTCCATTCAGTCGCACAGGAAACCAGCGAGTAGAGGCGGAAGCTATTGTGGCTAAATGCTTGACTGCGCGTGGCGCTGGTGCTGGCAATTGCGATCCAGAAACAAGCAACATGATACCCATTGCCTTTGGCGCGCAAAACAGCGCCAACCAAGGTCACAGCGTGTCAACGGAAGTCACGCCAACGCTAGATAAAAGCAAGACGCCAGCGGTGGCGATACAGGCACAAGCGTTAAAGGAAAAACAGCCGAAGTCTCAGGGTTTTGGAATTGATGACAGCGGCGTTTCTTATACGTTAACAAGCGGTGATCGTCACGCGGTGTGCGCACCGTTAAATACACAGCTTGGATTGCGTGGCCCTGACACTAGCAACTCAAGCCGCGAAGGTGTTGGCATTGGCAAAAATGGCGATCCTAGCTTTACACTACAAGCCGCGCACTCTCACGCAGTTATCATTCCAGCAGCAGTCCGTCGCCTAACACCAATAGAATGCGAGCGCTTGCAAGGCTTCCCTGACGACTTCACGCAGATACCGTGGCGCAATAAGCCAGCAGAAGATTGCCCGGATGGGCCTCGATATAAGGCAATGGGCAACTCAATGGCTGTTCCGGTTATGCGCTGGATTGGCGAGAGAATACAAATGGTGGAGAGTTTAGATGACTGACGAAGAGGTAGAGCGTAAAATTCACATCGCCGGACTTGTCGGAGCCATCTTTGGCTTTGCAAGCGGCGCTGGCTTAATGATGCTGGTCGCGCTTATATTTTGAAATCGTGCAGGGTGGCCGTTGAATTGAATGCTGGCACATTTGGTAGCAACGTCACTCTAGGCTAAACAACCACCATTCCCGTGGTAAGTCGATTTTTCTTGTGATGATAGCCACCCTGCTCAAACGTTATAACCGAAGTATGAACATGGCCACAAGTGGCTATTTAAAGCTGTCGAGTGTTTTCTGCATCGACAGCTTATCGTCCAGAAACTCTTGTTCCGAAATGTATGTCGTCACGCTGCTCACCTCATCGCCGCGGCGGAAGATTATGGCGTCCAGATGTATGGCCACAAAAGCGTAAATGTCTGATGTCTGGCCGCTCTTTTTGACCGTGTGGAAGGCGCACTTAGGGAAAGTTTTATTGTTCTTGCTGGCAGTCTTAACCTGCAATGTCAGGACGCGTGTGTCCGTTTGTATATACGCGTCGTGGTCATTAATCTGACAGAGCGTGCAAGAGTAGCCGGCGAGCGATAGGCGGGCGAGCGCAAGATACTCGCCCGCTCTGCCGACTGCGGCACGGTTTTTCTGGTCTTGGTTCAACTTATCCAGCGATCAGCCAAGTGTGAATTTTACGCGTCTGGTTGATGCGATCCTCGAGGCCGTGATGGCCTCCATTCACGATACGCGTAATCCGCTTGATGGTCTCATCGCCGACACCGTCGTCGGCAATGGCGAACAGGCCGTTCTTCTGGAAAAACCACAACGCAGTTTCAAACGCATAATCTTCGGCCAGCTTCGACGGATACTCAAGCACCTCGGGCAGGTTCATGTCAGCCGCAAAAGCCTTGACGTTTGACTTGCCCGTGAGCTGAAGGAAACCTTTGCCAGCGAAATTGTAACCGTCACCACTGGCCTCATCACCGTTTCCCATGCGGCTTGAGTAGACCTTGTTGGCTAGACCCTGTGGGTTTTTCGCATACGGCTCCGCGCTCTCAACGGTCGGGAAGCGTGATGGCCAGACGGCTTGGATGCGCTCAGGCGTCGAGTAGTACAAACCCTCTGTGGTGCGTTTGAACCCGCCGCTCTCGTGGTGTGATTGGCCAAGCAAGTGCGCGCCACGATTGGGCGACAGGTCATAGTGCTTGGCGATGGCTCTGGCCGTGTTTGGGCCAAACGCGCCATCGGCTGAAACTCCAATTTTAGATTGGAGCAGCTTCATTGCTTCACTCATGTTGTTCTCTTTTTAGACGCCGGCTTAGGCTTTTTCTTCGCCGTCTTGGCAGCCGCTTTAAATGCACTGGCTTTTGGCGCTCCCGCCGTGCCGGGCTTACGCATCCTCTCCCCGCTTCCGGCTTTGATACGCGCGCGCTTCTTTGCGATGTTTTCGTAAAGTGACATCTCATCAACCTCTCTTCGACTTTGTGCCGCTGCACTTCCACCGTTTACGCGATAGATTGAGCGGGCTGTTTGGATCTTTGGCGGCGCTCGGAAACTTCTTCTTCTGCGCTGCGGATCGAGCGCAGTACGCGTCGCCCTTTTTGGTGCCGGGCTTCACGCGCGGGCCGCCGCCTTTGGCTTTGCCGGCTTGGCCATAGCTGACCTTGCGGCCGCTGGCCGTGACTTTTACGCGGGCCTTGCCCCTCGCTGGTGTCGCCATTTCGCTGTTCCTCTATGCAGTTTCGCCGACTTTGAAGCAATACGGCCTCACGGCGAAGCCTTTGTCAACCAATTCAAGGGCTAAAGTCATTGCGTCAACTTGGCAATCAGCCTCTCTACTCCAGATGTTTTTCGTGTTTGCGACCACCACACAAGATTGCGCCTCCAATGTTGAGCATATCAGGAGGGCCGCGAGAAACATGACTATTTGCCGCCGTTCATATTCATGTGGTCTCGACCGATGTATTTCAACTCACTTTCTATGACCGCTATTCGCGCCTTCAGCTTATTGATCTCGCCAATGGCCATTGTCATAGACCCCAACTCATCCCAGAGTTCCTCAATCTCAACGAAAGCATATTCGATTTCCATTGCATTGGCTTCGACATCACGCTTGAGATTTATGTTGTCCTCAATAGCCATGCGCGAGCCGATCTGCCCGACGGTTTTTTCCAAACTCGCAATGGTCGCAGCCTGCTGGCTGACCCACCACACACCAGCGGCGAGTTGCACAGCCATAGCTGCCACGAGGGCCAGAGGTAGTTTGACGTTTTCCATCACTTCGCCTTTTTCTTATCCATAAAGCCTTCAGCCGCGCCGGCGCCAAAGTAGAAACCCAAGATCACAATCATGGCCCAGCCGATCTGGAAGTCTTCAAGCACGCGCTGCACCTTATCAGCGTCAGCCACGCGATCCATTAGAGTAAAGCCCAGCACCATTGCAAAGCACACGAGATATGTAAACGTAAACGAGAACGCTATCACACGCTGTGCCAATTTGAACGGAGCATATGCGCCCATAATGTCAACTTTGGCCTTCGTCTTCGCCGCGATCTCTTCCTCAGTCGACGTGTGAAAGCTGTCGATCAGGTCTATGCCAGACTTGATGACGTCTCCACTGCCAAATATCTTCCCAAGTATTCCTGTCATCACTGGCCTCCTGTGATCTTAAAGCACTTCAAGTATTCATTGTCTTTCGATCAGCCTGTCGATTTTAGCATCGAGGCCGTCGAGACGGTTCATTACACGGTTCATTTGGTCCGAGCTGTCGGCCTTGGTGATGTATTCCTCACGCGTGCGGTTGAGCAAAATTTGCAAGCGCGTCACCTCACTGACCCACGACTTCACCCAGAAGCCCACAGCGGCCACGCCAATTGATAGGAGTGCATTCCACATAAATTCCGCTTCCATATGGTTCCTCGGGTATTCAATTTCACTTCACCAATTATTATCACATTTTGTGCCGACCGTCCAACCAACCATAATTCTACTTGTGCCCTGCAACCTGTGCTGTTAACACTACGTTACAAATGGAGGGATCAATGTCTAAACTGAAGCAAATAGGGCCGCGCGTGCGGCTGGATATCGCTGAGAAGCTGAAGGAGTATTGTAAGGCGCACCGTGTCAGCTCGTCGATGCTGGTCGAAAAACTTATTGCAGAACATCTGGAAGCGAGCGGGTATGACATCGAAGATTACAATCGGAATTGATCCGGGCTACCGGACCGGCGGCGTGGCGCTGCTCGGCGATGGCTTTGCTGAGGTGCACGACCTGCCGGTCTACACCGAGGGCGGCGTCGACGTGATCGCGCTGCTCGACATCATCAACAGCGCCGGCCCGGTGGAGCATATTTGGCTTGAAAAGCAACAGGCTATGCCGAAGCAGGGCGTCGTTTCGGTGTTCAAGCTGGGCTTCGCCTACGGCCAGATCCTGACGACTGCCGCACTGTCTGGCCACCCGTACAGCGAAGTGCGGCCGGCTAAGTGGAAGTCGAGCATGAACCTGCCGAAGGACAAGGACGCGGCGCGCCGGCAAGCCCAGCAATGGTATCCAGATCTGGCGCTGCGACTGAAGCGGAAGAAAGACGAACACCGTGCGGAGAGCCTGCTGATCGCCGCGTATGGGAGGGGCGAGAGATGACTGTAAAATTTGACATGACCAACGAGGCGTATCACCTCGAGCCATCTTTGAGCGCCAGTGGCGCCAAGACGATAGCACTTGGATCGCCGGCCGAGTACAAATACGGCGAGTTTAAGAGCAGCCCCGCATTCGACGTGGGCACGGCCACGCACACGCTGGTATTCGAGCCGCAGAACGCGGCCAGCATTTGGTGCGGTCCAGAGACGCGCCGGGGGCTCGACTGGAAGCGTAAGAAACTCGAGGCCGACGAGGCGGGCGCCTTGCTGTTGACGGAGGCGGATTACCGCTTGGCCGCTGACATGGCTGAAGCTGTGCGATCAAACCGTGCAGCCGCGGATCTTCTCAGCGGCGATCTGGTCTGCGAGGCCAGCATATTCAGCAAGGATCCTTCGACCGGCGTCGAGATGCGCTGCCGCCCAGACGGGTGGCGCCGGGACATTGGCGCGCTGATCGACTTGAAGACGACCATTGCGTCAGACCCCGAGGGCTTTGCTAAGCAATGCGCCAATCTGGGTTATCATATACAAGACCAATTTTACCGGCGGTGCATGGAAAACGCCGGATTTGAGGTCGACCGCTTTTGCTTCATAGCGGTGCAAAAATCACGTCCGCACTTAGTCGGCGTGTACGAATTGGACTGGGCCAGCCTCGATGAGGGGAAGGCCGCAGTTCAGTACGCTCTCGAGAAATATCGTAAGGCGAGCGAGAGCAACGAGTGGGGCTACGATTTTGGGGACTTGAAAACGATCCAAATTCCGCGTTACTCATTTAGGTTCAGTCAGATTGACTGAAAAACGGCAACCATAGTCTAGGAGACAACATATGCCAATATCATTCGGAAGTTCAGAAAGTTCTGGAAACTCACTATTTATTCGCTCAAATCTGCCGCAAAATCGCTGGTGGGTGAAGACGGAAGCGGGCGATGAGAACATCGACATGTCTCGCGGCTTCGCAGTAGACATCAAAAACGTGCAGTTCGGGTGGCTGCACATCGACATCGGCGTGCGCGACTGGCAGCCGTGGCCATCACCCTCCGAGCAGATCCCGCGGCCCAGTGAGCAGTACAAGCAGGGCTTCGAGGTCAAATGCTGGCTGGTCGACGGTCGTGAGGCGTCGTTCAGTGGAAACTCGTATGGCCTCGGCCAGTTCATCGCCAAGCTGTACAATCAGTGTGAGCAGTCGAATGAATTTGCGACGCAGATCCCGATTGTACAAGTCACAGGCAGCACTCCGGTGGTGATCGGCAAGGGCACGTCATACGATGTGTCGTTCAACATCTCCAAGTGGATCAACCGCCCGGAGAACGGCGAAGCGCACCCGGCGGCAGAAGCGGCACCCGCAATGGCGCCAGCGCCTGCACCGGCACCTGCCGCAGCGCCCGCAGCCGATAACAACTTCGGCTTCTAAGCAACATGGCCGCCTGCCTCGGTGGGCGGCCAAACTATAGGGTGGAAACTATGAGCACGCAGAGATTTTGGACGGTAAAGGATTACTCAAATCCAGACTATCCCGGCACCACAAGGCAGAATTCGTTTGAATGCCCGAAGGCGGCGAGGAAATTTGCTGAGAAGCTATTGGAGGAAGGATCCGGTCGTGATGACGTGTTCCTCATTAATCCGGCTGGCACGGAGCTAATGCTTAAATGGCAGCACGACGAGGCGCGCGAACGCCGATCCCGTGGATTACCGCCGAAAGCGGCGTATCTAATGCCGGGAGGGTTTGGCCATGAGTGAGAGATACTTTAGTAAAGTCGCGGAGAGCGCAGTGGCCGACGTGGCCGGTGCGATCAAGGGGAGCCGCAACGAAATTTTAAACAAGGCCGCGTTCAGCCTCGGGCGCCACGCCCACATGGCACCGGCAAACTTAGACGCAGCGATCAGCGAATTGCACAGCGCAGCGAAGGCGATGGGCCTGCAAGACCACGAGATCAAGGCGACGATTGGCAGCGGCTTCAAGCGCGGTGGCGACAGCCCGAAGGAGCTCGAGAACGCGGACGCAATGCCGTACACGCCGTCCGAGTTCGAGCGGCTTATGTCGCGTCTGGCTGCCAAGGATATGCTGGCAAAGGACGACGAGACCCGCGCAGACAAGATGCGTAAGGCCCGCGAAATCTGGGAGCGCGGCGTCACGATTTCACGCGATAACATTGACGCCGTGCGTCCGGCGCTACTCTACCTCAACTCACGGGGTCTGAGAGCCAGCACAGCCTCGGATGCAGCGCGGTTTAGCCCGAATATATACGACGGCCCCGCAATTATGTTTCCCGCGCTTGATCCAAGTGGAGAAGTGTGCGGCGTGCAGAGCGTGCTGCTCACACCCGAGGGGCACAAGCGCGAGCACAATGGCATCAGCAAATACAGCCGCGGCGTGATCGCCGGCAACGTCATGCGGATCGGTAGCGAGCACGAGGGCGGCGTCATCATCATGACTGAGGGTCCAGAGGATGCGTTGAGCGTGTATCAGGCGGTCGGCGACGAGGCGACGGTCGTGTGCACGTTTGGCAAGGCCGGCATGTCCACATATCCCGTGCCGCGTGCGTCCGACGTGACGATCTGTGCCGACCCGGATCTGGACGTGGATGCGGTGGCAGATGTGCTGCGCGGCGACGGCAGCACCGACGTCCACGTCGTGCGGTTCGACATGCTGGGCGTCGAGGGTGTCAAGGACGCTAACGACTACCTGCGCGAGACCAACGCCGAGAAATTGCGTGAGGCTCTGGCGATGGCCAAGCCGGTCGCGCAGGTACAGGCCGAGATCGCGCAGTCAGAGCGCAGCTACCCGACGCCCTACGATCCCGTCGATCCGGCGTCGATCCCGGCGCGGCGCTGGATCTATGGCCAGCACTACATCCGGTCAAACGTGTCTGTGCTGGCTTCCGCCGGGGGCGTGGGCAAGACGTCGATGCAGATCGTGGAGGCGCTGGCAATTTGCACCGGCCGTCCGCTGCTCGGTGAGGTCGTGCACGAGCCGTGCAATGTGTGGGTGATTAATTTGGAAGACCCATACGAGGAGCTCCAGCGGCGTGTGGCCGCGGCTATGCTGCACTACAACGTCACGGCCGACGAGATCCGGGGCAAGCTGTTTCTGGATGCGGGCCGCGACATGAACATCATCTTCGCCAGACAGGACCGCGAGGGCATCACAGTCGACGACGCGCTGGTCGACTACCTGACGGCCAAGATTACGGAGAACAAGATCGGGCTGGTCTCGATTGACCCGTGGGTCGGGGCGACTGGCATCAACGAGAACGACAACGTCGCAATGAACGCCGCCGTCGGGGCTGTGCGCTCCGTGTGCGACGTCACAGACTGCGCGGCGTCTCTCGTGCACCACATCCGCAAGGGTAACGGCTCTGACGAAGCGAATGTTGATAGTATCCGAGGCGCAGGATCCTTGCTCGGCGCGGCTAGAGCGGCGCGCGTCATTAACCGCGTGTCTATGGAGGATGCGATGAAGTTGGGCGTGTCGGAGACCGAGGCGCTGGGCATTTTTAAAGTGGAGGACGGCAAATCGAATATGGCACCGCCGGCAGCGAAGGCGGTCTACCGGCGCATGGTCGGCGTAAAATTGCCGAATGGGGAATATGTCGGGGTCGCGACCGAGTTCGCAATGCCTGACCTTTTCGACGGCGTGAGCGCCAAGGACGCGATGAAGGTGCAGCGTGACGTCGGGCAGGCGGCACAGCGCGGCGAGTTTATGCGCCAGAACCCGCAGGCAAAGCAGTGGGTGGGCAACGTCGTGGCGCTGCACCTCGAGCTGGACGTCGACAAGAAGCACGAGAAGGCCAAGGTCAGCGCAATCGTCAAGAAGTGGATCGAGACCGACGTTCTGCGCATCGAGCGCGAGAAAGACTTGCGCACCGGGCGTGACGTGCCGGTGGTTGTCGTGGGTGAGTGGATCACGGGCGAGGAGGCGGGCGTCAATTGATGGATGACTTCGACGAAGAATACGATGAAATCTTCGGAGACGAGGCCATTGAGCGCCTGTTCACGGTCTTGTGGTCCGAGGATATCGGGGCGTGCAGCGTCGAGTTCAAGCCGGGCTTCCTTCATCCGAGGACGCTGGAGGAGCGGAAGCATCGCACCGAGATCCTCGTCAGCACGATGTGGACGATAGAGCGCGCGCTCATGATGATGGATGACCAGCTACTAAGGAGCCGTGATGATGACGTGCTGCATTAGTGCTTCCACACCTTCCACACTTGGGGTGTGGGGAGGTGTGGATAGTGTGGAGAGTAGGGCCATTTCACGTTCCACACCACCACCCCCTATTATATAGGGTGGTGTGGTGTGGTGTGTGGCAGAGGGAAAAATTGGGTGTGGTTAACATTAGGGACGGAAGGGGAGTTGTGACATGGCAAAGAAGGTGAGTGGCAAAGCGAAGCCGAAGTACACGAGGGCGAGGAAGGACAAGGGGACGTTTGAGACTGGCAGCCAGAGCAAGCCGATCTCACGTCAGGTCGATGGTCAACTGGCTCCGCTGGATCGCAAGGCGCGGGAGAAGACGCTGAAGTGGGGTGACACTCTGCCGTCTCTCGTGAGCCCGGAGCTCGCTGGCCGCTTCGAGGCGGCGTATGACGCGCTGCGGGTTAAGATCGAAGCGGATGACGTGGTGGCGGTGCATCAGATCGCAACGCAGCTCATTCGGGCGTGGGACGTGCTGGAGGCGGAGGCAGAGGCTAACGGGCACCAGCCGGTCGGACGGCACGCGTACTGCATCGAGATCGCCTCTGGCAACATCGTTTGCATTGCGCTGCACGACGCCGTTGGCATAAGGCGTGAACATCCAGAGTGGATCGTGTATGATATGGCCGACGCGGCAATCGTGCTGGGTAATAACTTTAGCAGCGAGTTCATCGAGAAGACGCTGGCGCAGTTTCCCGAGGCCAAGGTGACGCGGTGCATCGGGCCAGCGAACAGCACGTTTGACGTGGCGCTGGGTGACGAGATACCATTTTGAGCAGGAGAGTGTGACATGGGTACAATTGGCAAGTTGAAGCTGGCAGCGCTCGAGGCTGCCGGCGAGGAAGAGATCTTCGGCATGATCGCTCTGGGCAAGAACGCCTCGGACGTCATCGCGCATTATGACGTGGGATGGAACATCTTCCACAAGTGGATCGCTGCCGGCGAGGGCAGGGCTGCACGCTATGACGAGGCGAAGCAGATGGCTGGTCACTATTACGCGTCGCAGGCGCAGAAGGTGGCCGACGAGATGCACCAGCACGAGGCGACGGTGAACAGCGCGAAGCTGGCGGTCGACGTGCTCAAGTGGAAGGCGGCGAAGGCGTCGCCCGAGTATGACACGAGGCAGCGCGACGTCTCGGTCAACATCAGCGTCAACGACCTGCACGCGCAGGCTGCGATGCTGCTCAATAGCGTCGGTGGCGATCTCATCGAGGGCGAGGCAGTCGAGGTCGAGGATGACGATTGAGCGCGAAAACGCACATCAACGCAGCGAAGCGTGCGCGTATGCGCGTGCCGCAGCGCGGCGGAAGCGTCAAGATCGTGCCACATTTGGCCGCTCGGGAGCGCTCAAATGTGGCAATATTAAGGCAAACGCGGGGCAAAATGGCTAAGATGCTGAGTTGTAACGATATATTATTTAACATAATACGGGTTATGCGTCTTAGCTCGGTTTCGGGGCGAAATCGCTGCCGGAATGCGCGTTTTGCCCCCCCCCTTCGACAGCGCCGGCCGGTGCAAATGCTCATGACCCCCTCACGCACCCCCGGAAAAATTTTTCACATACCCACACAACGGAGTGTTAACACATGAACGCCCCCAGCCCCCAAGATAACCCGTTTCTGAAGTTGATGCGGCGCTACCGCGACGATCCGGTGGCCTTTGCCCGCGAGGTGATCGGCATCGAGCCGGACGAGTGGCAGGAGGAGCTCTTGGACGCGATTGCCGCCCCCAAGATCCGCCGCATTACCGTCAGGTCTGGCCACGGTGTCGGCAAGTCGACTGCGATTGCCATGGCGGCCATCTGGCACGTCCTGATGCGGTATCCGAGCAAGACGGTGGTCACGGCCCCCACGTCCGCGCAGCTCTTTGACGCGTGTTTCGCGGAGATGAAGAACGTCGCCAAGCGGCTCAAGCCCCCATTCAACAACTTACTCGAGGTCAAGTCGGACCGGATCGAGCTGAAGAGTGCCCCGGAGAGCACGTTTATCTCGTGCCGGACGTCGAGATCGGAGCAGCCGGAGGCATTGGCCGGGGTGCACTCTGAGAACGTGTTGCTGCTGGCGGATGAGGCGTCAGGTGTGCCGGAGGCCGTGTTTGAGGCTGCCTCGGGCTCGATGTCGGGCCACGAGGCCACCACTGTGCTCACCGGCAACCCGACGCGTAATACTGGCTTCTTTTACGACACTCACACGCGGCTCAAGGAGGACTGGTACACGATGCACGTCTCCTGCGTCACCAGCCCGCGCGTGGCCGAGGATTTCGTAGAGGACATGAAGCGCCGGTACGGCGAGGACAGCCCCGCGTTCCATGTGCGCGTCTTGGGAAATTTCCCGCCGTCGGAAGAGGACACGGTGATCCCGGTGTCGCTGATCGAGCACGCGTTTAATAACGACGTGAAGGTGCACGAGGACACGGCGGCGATTTGGGGCTTGGACGTGGCGCGTCAGGGCGGCGACAGCAGCGTTCTGTGTAAGCGGCAGGGTCCGAAGATCCACCCGCTCACTGTGTGGCGCAACTTGGACCTGATGCAGCTCTCTGGCGCTGTGAAGGCGGAATATGACGCCATGCCCCCGTCCCGGCGCCCCATCGAGATCATCATCGACAGTAACGGCTTCGGCGCCGGCGTGTTGGATCGTTTGCGGGAGTTGGGGCTGCCGGCGCGTGGCTTGAACGTGTCGGAGCGCGCGGTGGCGAAGCAGACGTATTTGAACCTGCGCGCTGAGCTGTGGTTTAAGTGCAAGGCGTGGCTCGAGGGCATGGACGTGTCGCTGCCGCGTGATGATGGCCTGTACGCGGAGCTGGCGGCCCCGCGTTACACGTTCACGTCGTCTGGCAAGATACAGGTGGAGAGCAAGGAGAGTATGAAAAAGCGCGGCGTGCGATCTCCCGACCGCGCCGACGCGCTGTGTTTAGCACTGGCCAATGACCACACGACGATGGCGTTTGGCACTGCGTCCGCCGGCTCGTGGTCAAAGCCGATCCGGCGGAACATTCGTGGCGTGGTTTAGGCGTTCTCGACCTCCTCGACCAGCTTCTGGCCTTTTTCGACCCACTGCTCGAGCGTGAGGTCGTTGAGTTTTCGGTGATCGACGTGAAGTTCGCCCACTGCTTCCGGGATGGCGCTGGTTAACGGGTCGTGGTGCAGATATACAAACTTCCAGCCGGTTTTGTGGCCGCTATTTTCAAAACGGTGCACCACTCGCTTGATTATTAGGTTTGGGTGCCCGATTGCGTCGAGTATGAGCTCGCGCGTGAGGCGCTTTGGTTTCATCGCCCGCTTGATCGGCACCGCCATTCTGGGCGGTGACTGCGGGTATTCTGCGCCCACAGCCCGCTCGCGCTCGATGTAGCGCCTGACGTTAATCTTGGCGATCTCGCACTCGCCGTAGGTTATCTGGTATGATAGCCCCCTAGCGAGCTCAAGCGCCTCCTTTGACGCCTCTTCGGTCTCTGCGGTGATTGCGAGATACAGGCCCAGCTCGACGGCTTCCCGCGTGTTTTTTGGTGCGTTGTTGTGCATTACTCTTCTCCCTCGGTTTCCATTTTTGCGAATGACGGTTTGCCATGCCAGATTGACTTGGCGATTGTGACGGCAGCGAAGATCTGCGCGCTGTCTGGCTTGGCCTCCAGCACCTCCTCAGCGTGTTTGCGCGCGGCGCCATATGCTTCGGGCCACTGCGCTGTCGCCTCATAGGCGCTCAGGGCGGCCTCAGCCATTTCGTTGATTTCGTGTTTATTCATGTATCTGCGGTATAGCATTTCAGTTTTCCTTTGTTTCTGTCTATAATGTTAACCTAATGTTAACACCCACCCATTACAAGCGCTAATTTGCAAAAAACTGGCCCTCCCTGCATTTTTTTGTTATCCTGTGCGCGTTAGTGGCTAACTCCCACCCGGCCACTGAGCCACCCGGCTCCCCCGCGCTGTCATCCTCCCATGCTGGCGCGGGGTTACTTCGGGCAGGTTTTGCTGTATTATCGTGGGAAACGAGGGACGAGGGCGCACTTATGGGCATATTAGACGATCTGGCGATGGGTTTCGGCCTCAAGGAAAGAGACCGGGACTATTACGACCGAACCTCCGCCACGATAAGTCGGAACCAAGGCTCTGACGCCGGCGACAAGTATATGTCCGGCCTCGGCGACAAATACAAAGCCGCCCCCAACTACTCCAACGCCATCGGCCCATCTCTGGCTGACTTCCGCCAAATACCCAACACAGGTGCCGGCGCGAACCCATACGACGCCTCCGGCAACCTCCGCTCGGACTACAAGCCCGGATCTGCGGCCCAGCGCTACAGAGACGTCGGCCGCCCGCAGCCCGGAACACTGCCGCACATGCTGACCCGATCTCCGGGCATCTTGGGCATCCTCGCTAACCTCTTTGGCGGCTACAAGCCGATCCAGCCGCAAGGTGAATTGCGGTCGTCGTACAAGCCAATGAGCGCTAAGGCGGCGCCTATGGGCTTCACGCCTGAGCCGGTTGAGACGTCAGTGCTTTCTGATTATTCTGGAATTCCAGCGGGTATGGAGGCGCAATACAGTACGTCTCCGGCGCCTCTCTTAGCGGGGCAGGATATGCAGCCACCCCCAGTGGACGCAGAGTTTGAGGCGTGGCTGCAAACTGACCAAGGAAGGCCGTACAATCTGCCAGACCTGCCGGCTGATTTCGTGCGCCGCGCGTTCGAGACATCCAAGCGCCTTAAAGCAGGAAAGTTTTAATGCCAGATTATGATTTCAAATCCTTGCTCGACGCGATCCAGCGCCAAGAAAGCAGCCGCAACCGCGACGACCCAAACGAGACCACAAAGCCGCTCCCACTGGTTAACCCGGAGAGCGGCGCACGCGGCCAGATGCAGGTCGTGCCGGGTGCTGCGATGGATCCGGGTTACGCGGCACAGGGCGCGAAGGACGTGTTTGATATCGCTGAAGAAATGTTCGGCAAGAAATTTAGTCGCGATGAGCAGACCGCGAAGGACTTGCTCGACATCCCGGAGGTCAACCGCGCCTATGCTGACGCATACATGCGCGCCATGATCGAGCGCTTTAATGGCGACATCGACAAGGCGGTGGGCGCGTACAATGCCGGCCCCGGCCGCATGCTCGACGCCGACGGCAAATATTACAACTTGCCAGCCGAGACGCAGCAATACATCGACAACGTGCGCCAGTATTACAACCAGTCGACCGGCGACAACTACGGCATCACGGTGTCACCGACGCCGCGCATGCGGCCCGGCAGTGTGAGGCCGCAGGCGCGCCCAACAGGATTGCTTGGCTGATGGCAGACTTAATGCAATTCGTCCCACCGGGATTGCGAGGACCACTTAGAGACGTAATGGGTATGGGCCGTGTCACCGCTGAAGGTGGCGCGGGTCTCATTAACGCAGTGCGAAGTAATCCCATGGCCGTCAATAAGGCAATCGGCGAGAGCATGATCGGGGCAATTGCAGATCCAGTCGGCACTGCGAAGAATGTGTATCAAGACGTGGCGGACGCGGCGACAGGCGCCCTGACTAAAACCGCCGCCGATTACCTCATGGACATGTACGGCATCGAGCCGGCTGAGGCGAGCCCCACGCAGCTCAGGGCAGCGAATGATGCGCGATATGCCGACCTTGCAGCCACCGCAGCCGCGGTGGTCCCAGGCGGTAAAGCACTGAAAACCCTGGGGAAAGCCGCCGGTGATGTTGACGTTGGTGGCCTTGCTGCGGATGCAACATACGCCGGCAGGTCAATCGCAGAGGGTGATTTCAAGGGCGTGCTTGAGGCTTTCGAGCGCGGTGGTGAAGGGCAAGACCTGAGCGCAGCCAAAGTTGACAATCGCGTTGCGGTGGCCGGCGTGCCGCCCGCATACATTGACCAGCTCGAGGCTGGCATCGGACTGCGCGACAGTAATGGCCGCATAAATGTTGACAGCCTTTTGGCGCTTGCATCTCAGTTCGATGAGAAGGGCAACCGCCGAAGCAATATTAAGCCAGACAGAAAAACGGGGATGACGCACAATCATCCAGCGTCGAATGTCCGCATGAACACTCCA